GAACGAAATGAGGTTTCCTATTATAACGAAATCATGCAATTCGTAAAGGCACAAATCGAAAGTAATTTTAGTGCATGGGAGAAACCTTTGAAAGTTTACTGCAAAACTGGTGAACTAAGAAGCGGACTTGATGCAATCATCAGGGAAAATCACATTACAACACCCGCCATTCTCGAATTTGCGTCAAGCACTCCTCCGCTAAGTTTGGACATTTTCGCGCTAATTACAGATGGTGTCAAGTATGAACTGCTGATAATTGAAGTGAAACTTCTAAAGAGTGTCGGTTTGACGCAGCTGTCCCAGCTTATCGGGTACTGTATTGTGTCAAATGCACAATATGGTTTGCTGGTGAATGTAAATGGAGGAGAAAGCCCTAGACTTACAAATTTGATAACGAATGAGCCAGATTTGATGCACATTGTTAGAACACTGGAAAAGCGTCAGGCAACCATAGAGCACAATCTCGGTGTTATGGAATGGGACAGCGAGACGCAGAATATGACATATACCGCCTGTGGCGCAATCCGAACTCTATCCGAGTTGTGCAAAAAACTTGAATCAAAATTCAGATAATAAAAATCTAGTAATACTTATCTCAACAAAACTGGGAACTATCGATATTTGATGGTTCCCAGTTTTGTTTTACAACTGTATTGTGGAGGTGTTCACATGACGATGTGTAAGCTGGAAACTATGATTTACGCCAACGAGGACGGAGTTTATAGCGTGTTTACGTTGAATCCCAATCTAAAAAAACAACTTGCCGATCTTGCTGCCCAACACCCGGAGATATGTTGGCGCAAAATGAAGGACGAAACAACGTATCAGATTAAGAATGCAGTAGTGACAATCCATCCAAATTGAATTTGAGGACGAATAGGCAAGATATTAGACGTTGGTATTTTTGGCTATGTTACACACTTAGATGTTCTCTGTAAAGAAAGAAGGAGCGTGATGCCATGACCCAACCGAAAACCGACCTATCCTATCTCCGCAACGAAAAAGCTAAAGCAGAGCAAAAGCTGCGCTCTTGTCAGCACCGTGAGAAGATTCTTGAACGCCAGATGTCGGAGCTGAATCGGAGAGAGCGTGTGCATCGTCTTTGTACCCGTGCCGGAATGCTGGAAAGCTTTCTGGTCTGTCCGGGAGAACTGACCAACGATCAGGTGATGGAGCTGTTGAAAATTGCATTCCGTCAACCGGAAGTCGTGCTGGCACTTGCAAAGATGGTGCATGACGTTCATGAACGTAGCAACGTCCAAAACCCTTTAGAATAAAGGGCGCAATTATACACCGTTCCGGTGAAATTGCGGTCTTGCAGACGGCTCGATGA